GCGGAGCGTGCCCTTGCTATGCAAATCCTGAAAGCAGCCAACAAATCCAAGTACATGAACTTCTCCGAGTACCATGTTTCTAAGAAAAAACCAGCTACCCTATGAGTATAAGTCCTGTGCACACGTGCAAAATCCACTGTCACACCATTGATCCCTCCAAACTGGAGCTGATGGGTATGCAAGATGACCCCGGCAAATGGATGCCCTTTGCCTTTTTGTTAGATAACATCGTGTCCTGCAAACTAGCCAGTGATGACGAAGAGTTGTTGGTATGCAACTGCACTACGGTGTTTACAACAGACGGAGATACATACATCATCGACACCCTGTTTGAAGACTTTGAACCAAAGTTCAGAAACTATTTTGAAGAGATGGCAGGTTACAATCCACTGCCAGCTGAATTATAAAACCCCTATAAAAACCAACGAACATGTCAGAAGAAATTAACCAAGAGCAAACTGCTCCCTCAAAAGAAAAGATCCTGGAGTTTTTTAACGACCAGATCGATGTCAAGAAAGTACAATACGAATTACAGGAGCTGAACACTAAGCTTGCTGTTGCCCGTGCAGAAGAACTGAAAGCCCTCGCTTTTATTGCTCAGATGACACAGGAGAAAACAGAAACTCCGTATGAAGGCGGTCAGCCGCACACCATTACCCAGGAAGACATGGATGCAAATCCAGAGCTTGCTGAACAAGGTATTAAGGTGGGAGACGAAGTGCTTATTCCTACAGAAGAACCTAAACCCTCTAACAAAAAACGTGGCTTAAAAACCAAATAGCGAGATGACCACCCTGTATAAGCTCCGGGATTACAAAGAAACTTTCAAGTTTGAAAAAGAGCATCCAAAGCAACTGCGCTGGGATGACAAGTATAAACTCTACACACTCACCCAGACAGATAATGTCCAGGGTATATGGCTGAAGGATAAGACAGAGCTCGTTGCTGAGATGATTGTCACCTACACATCCAAGAACGTAGCACACATTGACTCATTCACTGTATTACCATCACACCGTGGAAAAGGCCTGGGCCATGCGCTAGTCAAACTAACCCTTGACTGGGCCATTGACCTAGAGTACGAATATATCACAGGAGAAGCAAGGCTTGGAGCAAGCTGGAAGATTTTTAAAACATTTGGAGCAGAAGAGATTTTGTTATACAAAGACTGGAACAGCACAGGGGAGGACTACGTGAGCTTCAAAATCAAATTGTAATGGCAATAGTAAACCAGGTAGACAAACGTGTAAAACTGAGTAATTGGCAGATTGTCAAGTACCAGATCCTTACGCATTGCTACTTATACGACATACCGGTGAGTGACTCAGACCTGAACTGTCTGACACTGCTGGCTATTATGGGAGAAGTGGAACTCACTTCTTTCTGTAATAAGGCCCATGTGATGAACATCTTTTCTTCCGAGCAGTCCGTAAGGAACTGCCTCACCAAGGTGGAAAAGAAAAGCCTCATCAAAAAAGAAGGCAAGAACAAAAAGAAAATATACCTCCATCCAGAGATGAAGGTGCACAGCAAGGGTAGCATTCTGTTAGACTACAAATTTCTAAGCGTTGAAACCAAGTAAGGCTAAACAGTTTATACCGGAAGTGGCCGCTGAACTTGAGATGAGTGAAGATGCAGTGACGGCTATCATCAATTTTTACTGGGAAGAAGTGAGAAAGTCTCTGTCGGGACTGAAGCATTCAAGAGTACACCTCACCAACCTGGGAGACTTTGTGATTAAGCACTGGAAACTGGATGATAAGATTGACAAGCTGGAGCGTTTTGAAGAAAACAACCGGCTGAAAGGTATGCAGCAAATGACGGCCAGGTTTAAAACCGTAGAAACCCTTTATGATCTGAATAACCTGAAAGCCATCATGGCAGAAGAAAAACAACGGGCAGAGTTTATCAAACTACATAAAAAGACAACACATGTCAATACAAGAGAACATAATCCGAATATGGAAGAACAAGGGACAGATCATTGAGGGCATCACCAACAGTGTGTTTAAGCGTGAGGATGTAGAAGAAATTGCACAACAGAGAATGCAGGTTTGTATGAATTGTGCACTTTACGATGTGCAAGGTGACGGATGTATGGTGCCCGGCACGCAGCCTTGTTGTAACGAGAAGATGGGTGGATGCGGATGTTCTCTTGGGTTTAAAACCAGGTCCTTGTCCAGTGCATGTCCAAAGGGATACTGGGACGCAGAACTGAATGAACATGAAGAAGACCAGCTGAACGAAAAACTTGCACTCTGACATGCCCATCGAGACCACCGGAGAATGTGTGCGCCTAGAAGTAGTTCACTCTGTATATAAGAACAAGGTGGTCTATGAGCAAATGCCGGAAGGAGACCTCTTTCCTGTAAAAAAAGAAGTGCTGCATAAACAGATCCGTGTAAAGAAATGGTTTAAGAAAGAAGCCATAACAAGTGTGGAGCAGTATGTCACTACCAAAAACACGATAGCTAAGAACCGGTCCATTGTATTTGATAAATATTCAGCCAGGTTTTACGCCACCTACCATACCCCGGAAGAGATCATGAACACTATTGATCTGTATTCCAAATCCTATAGAAACCAAATTGGCTTTACCTATGATACTAAGATTTACCCCGCAGGATCACAAATACACCAGCATAAAAAAAGAAGATGAACGTGATTGGATCAGTGCCACTTCTTTTATCGGAAACTTTAAACAACCCTTTGACGCAGATGCCATAGCCGCAAAAAGCAGCCGCAAGAAAAACTCTAAGTGGTATGGTATGACTCCTGATGATATCAAAGCAGCCTGGAAAGCAGAAGCCCTTCGTGCTACAACACTGGGCACCTGGTATCACAACTGCAGAGAGCGTGACCTTTGTGAACTGGAAACTATTGAACGCACTGGTGTCACTGTACCGATTGTAAAACCAATCGAGATAGAAGGTGTCAAGTATTCTCCCGAGCAAAAACTTTTTGATGGTGTCTATCCGGAACACCTGGTTTATTTAAAGAGTGCAGGCATCTGTGGTCAGTCCGACCTGGTAGAAGTGATTAACGGTCAGGTGCACATCACCGACTACAAGACCAATAAAGAAATTAAGACAGAAGGATTTACTAACTGGGAAGGCATCACTACTAGAATGTTACCACCGGTGGCGCACCTGGATGATTGTAACCTGAATCATTATGCATTGCAGCTGAGCCTGTACATGTTTATGATTTTAAAACACAACCCAAGACTAAAGCCTGGTGTACTTACTATCCACCACATCTTATTTGAGACCGTGGGAGAAGATAAGTTTGGTAATCCTATCACTGCCCTGGACACTACAGGTAATCCCATTGTAAAAGATATTGTGCAATATGACCTGCCTTATTTAAAACAGGAGATTGTTGCACTGCTGCACTGGCTGGAAGATAACCGTGATAAAATAAAAGCCAAGCATTAATGAGAGTCTTGTTTGATCACATCAACGGTTTTGGAAAAGTGAGTGACCAGGATTTTATCTACTCGCAGCCGCATGGTGTGCTAGAAGAAGGGGAGAGTGCAAGTGAAGCATTAGCCTGTGGTTGGATACCCTGGGAAGACGCGTGGTATAACCTGAGATCAGTAAGAATAGACTTGAGTGCATACAAGCCTCATGAAACTACACGCAAGAAAGCAAAGCTTGTTAATGGTGTGTACGAAAAGTTTGAAGATAGTCCTGAGTACAGAGAGCTCTATGAGAAGTATTGCGCTCACCATGGATTTCAACGGACGATTACATGGGAACAGTTATTTACCGGTAGCGTAATAAATTATTACTACAACGATAAGCTGATTGGCTATTCTACAGTGGATATATATGAAGATGCCATGGTAGCTACACAGTTTGTATGGGACTACGCAGAGCCATCACTATCACTTGGAAAGGTAGCACAGATGTATGAGTGTGAAGCTGCAAAAATGATGGGCTGTAAGCATGTGTACATCCTGGGTGGATACGAGAAGTGTTGTTTATACAAATCTGACTTCTACGGATTTCAGTGGTGGACCGGATCTGTGTGGAGTGAAGATAAAGACCTATACAAAAAACTTTGCCTGCGCGATGACCAGGCCAAAGTAAACTATGAAGACTATGATACATGAACCGCGCAACCGGGTTGAAGTAACCACACCAAAAGGTGATGGGGTGATATGGCTGGTGACCGACTATGGTCATGAGACCGATACGATTTATACAGTGATCATAAACGCCACCGGAGAGTTCTGGCAGTTTGCTCACAAAGACATTAAAGCTAAAAAGAACATAACATTTGGAAGAACATGGTAAGATTATTTGACATACAGAACGGAAAAGTGATACCCAGTGAACATTGCTATACATTAGCGTCACTGAAGAAGATTATTGAAGACTATCCGCAGGATTACTCCCGCGTGTACGCGTACATTTTTTACATGACCTGCCCTAACCCGGACCTCAATCCATTCTTTGATGTACCGGAGCAAGACAAGGAAGAACTAATCCTGCAGGAAGTGGAAGCAGATTTCTCTACTGATGATGAAACCATTATCAATGCGATCAAGCTCTGTGAGAAAATGTACCAGACCCCTACGTACAGAGCCTACCAGGGGATTAAGATTGCCCTGGATAACATGGCCACCTTTATGGCTACTGAGAAACCTACCTCCGGAAGAGACGGATCGGCTACAGCGCTCTTAAGAATTGCAGAACGCTTTGATATGGTGAGACAATCTTTCAAAGGTGTCTACCGTGACCTGATCGAAGAGCAGCAATCAACGGTGAGGGGTGGACAAAATCTGGCCTACGATCAATAGAAGTTGTAGAACTTATTTATAAAAGCTCTACATTTGTAGAACTACAGCGTGTGATGTTGCACGCTAAAAACTTTACGGAAATGACCAAAAACATTACGCCAGTGGCGATCTGGCACAATGAACAAACAGTAAGTGCTGTTGCTATTCGGTTTTGTTGTATTCAAGATGACCTGGAAACCCAGGCTATTTATTACTACGAACTTAGATCAACAACAGATATAATTACTGCCGGAAACCTCACCCTCACAGGAACACCCTATGATGACAGAGATTCCAACCAGTATGTTATGGACTGGGTTGCTTCTCAACTCACGCTGACATACAGCACATAAAGCCCTGTTGGTGAAATGGTAGACACGCTGTCTTCAGGAGGCAGTGTCAGTAATGACGTGAGAGTTCGAATCTCTCATAGGGCACAAATCAACACCTATGAAAGAACATCCACCCGTACTCTCTCAATCGGTAGAGCAATTCCTGTCTTTGTACATCATGTCTACGGAGGCTGTGCGGATTACCAGTAACGGTGTGTTCATCCTTAATACGCCTGTTAAGAAACGCAACCGCAGGAAGATGAGTAAAAATAAATCCCTATGAAAAACAACGACTACTTAAATGACTGGGTATTCCACTTTAATCCGTATACGGAGATGTGGGCTGCCATTCCCAAAGATCATTACCAGGACTACTGGAATGATTACGCACACGCAGACATTCTGCGTTCTACACACCTAAACACCCTGATTGATCTTTTACACAAAAGCAAGGGTGATGTAGAGATGATCCATAGCCTTACCAAAGTGGGTGTTAAGTAATGACTCCATATAAAGAAGTGCCCACCTGGGACAACGGTCAATGGATCGTCACCACTTTTTATACCCGGGAAGAGTTCCGGGATTATCTGCTTTTTTTATTTAAGCAGCCTGGTGAATATTTATTTGACGAGAGTAGCAAGATATTTAATGCTGAAGGCAGAAAGTTTCAGCAGCAGGGATTTTACTGTGCTGCTCCTACCAGAAGTAAAGACTTTATTGTCTATTGGGATGATCAGAAGATGAAGTGCAGAAACGGCATTATCGTTAAAAACGGGACTAATGCATGGTATGTCACGCGTGACTACTACATGTGGCTGAACTTTCTTCCCATCTATGACAAAGAAGAAAAACGTTTTGATTTTGCCAAGGTGAGAGACGCCCAGTATCACATGGCGCTGTATGAACACCTGGCTGAGCTGCACTATAAACATGCAGTGATACTTAAGAAACGTCAGATAGCCTCTTCTTACTTTCACATGGCCAAGATCATCAACACCTATTGGTTTGAATCAGGCTCTATATGTAAGATTGGGTCATCACTTAAAGACTATATCAACGAGAAAGGATCCTGGAAGTTTCTAAACGAGTATAAGAACTTCCTGAACGAGCACACTGCCTGGTACAGACCGGCAGAACCTGAAAAGGTGTTTGCCTGGAACCAGCAGATTAAGGTGAGGATCAACGGACGTGACACGTTCAAAGGACTCAAGAGCAGTATTAGTGGATACTCTTTTGAAAAAGATCCAACCAATGGTGTGGGTGGTCCCGTAACTTATTTCTTCCACGAGGAAGCAGGTATTGCTCCAAAGATGAATGACACCTATGGATTCATTAAGCCTGCACTAAAGTCTGGTCACATCATCACCGGTCAGTTTATTGCAGCAGGATCAGTCGGTGACCTGGACCAGTGTGAACCCATGAAAGAATACATCATGCACCCGGAAGAAAACGGGTTTTAT